ATTTGGTTATGACAATCCATTACCAAGTTATGTGGATGAAGTATCAGGTGATACAATCTCAAAATCTTTAGTAGAACCTACAACATTCCAAGATAGTTATTCTGATTATCCTGATAGTGTTAAGAACAATGCTAAAGCGGTATTAAAATATGTTGAAGAAAATGGATGGGGGTCATGTGGAACTGATGTTGGTAAACAACGTGCTAATCAATTAGCTAAAGGTGAACCAATCAGTTTAGAGACAGTTAAAAGAATGTACAGTTACTTATCAAGACATGAAGTAGATTTGGAATCAAGTAAAGGATATGCTGATGGTTGTGGAAAGTTGATGTACGATAGTTGGGGTGGAAAGTCAGCAATGTCTTGGGCTAAATCAAAAATCAATCAAGCGGAGAAAATGTCAAAACAATATTTCCAAATTGATAGTGAAGAAAAAAGAATTGTATTAGGACCAGCAATGATACCTGACCAAAAGATATTCCGTAAAGATGCAATGGGTAATCCATACTATGTGTTCTTCTCTCCTGAAACTATACGTATGATTGCTGAAAAGTATATGAAAAACCAATATACTCGTAACAACGATTTGATGCATGATGGTAAAGCAGTAAGAGACGTTTATGTTATTGAATCTTGGATTAAGGAAGATGATAACGATAAGTCAGTAAAGTATGGTTATGAGGTACCTAATGGAACGTGGATGATAGCGATGCGTATTGCTAAAACACCAATGGGTGACAAGGTATGGAACCAAGTGAAGGAAGGTAAGTTAAACGGATTTAGTGTATCAGGGTTCTTTGAAGAAGTTCAAGCGTTCACTAAAGAAGAAATGTTCCTGTATAAGGTAGCTGAGGTATTGAAGAATATTAAGGACTAAGTGGTAATAAACGAGAATCTATATATCTATATATAAGAGAATAAATAAATAAAACAAAAGTAAATTATGTCAAATTCAAAAAGTGCTATTCAAGAGATTAAAAATCTTATGGTACAGTTTGGTTTTATGTCTGAAGACAAAACATTATTATCTTTTAAATTGGAAGACAATACTATCTTAGAAACTGAGAAATTAGAGAAGGACAGTAAAATCTATAAAATCAATGAAGCGTTTGAAAGAGTAGCTTTAGAAGATGGAACATACAAGTTAAAAGAGAATTTTGAATTGGAAGTAGCTGAAAGTCAAATCGTATCTGTTAAGGAAATATTTGTTGATGCAAAATTGGTTGATGGTACCGCAATTAAAGTTTCAGGTGAAGGTTTAGTTGAAGGTGCTAAAGTTATGGTCGTTACTGAAGAAGGAGAAATTCCTGCACCAGATGGCGTACACGAGCTTGAAGGAGGTATGAAAGTTGAAACTAAAGAAGGTGTTATTGCTAAGATTGAAGAAGCGGTTGCTGAAGCTCCTGAAATGGAAGGACCTGAAGTTGAGATTGAAGTATCTAAAGACGGAATGTCAAAAGAAATGGTAGATATGTTGAAAGAATTTATCTACAAGATGGGTGACAAGGTGAAGAAGATGGAAGAACAAATGTCTTCATTATCTACTGACTTTAACTCATTCAAAAAAGAACCAGCAGCTAAAAAGATTGCTGATGGTAAAACTGAGAAGTTTAATAAAACAGATGACTACATGGATTCTAAATTAGAAGCTATTGCAGCATTAAGAAAAACAAATAAATAATTAAAAACAAAATTAATAAAATTATGAAAATTTTATCAAGAGAACAATTCTCATACGACGTTGCAAGTATCGGTGGATACGTTGACCAAGTTGGTGGTGAATTACTTTCAAAAGCGTTAATCGGTGGTACTACTGCTAGATACGCAAACGTACGTTTAGGTATTAAAGGTACACAAGCATTGAATTTATTAAATTCTACTGCTTATTTCCAAGAGGGTACTTGTAATTGGTCTCCATCAGGTACAACTACTTTCTCTCAAACAAACATCACAACTTGTCCTGAGAAGTATAATGAAGCATTATGTTACAAAGATTTGTATGATACATACCAATCAATGTTAATGGCGCCAGGTCAAACATCTGAAACAGTTCCATTTGAACAACAAATTGCTGAGTTAAAAGTTAAACAAATTCAACAAAGAATTGAACAACAATTGTGGCAAGCTACAACAGGTTCATCTTGTTTCAATGGTTTCAAAACATTAATCTCTACAGGTACAACAGGTGTTGCTAACTCAAGTGGTGTAACTTTCTCAAGTTCTGCAGCATACGGTGTAAGTGGTAACCCTATCACTGAAGTAGATAAGTTGATTAACGTATTAGATGACAACGCAATGTCTCGTGAAGATTTAATTGTGTTTATGTCTTACGCTAACTTCCGTTTATATATTCAAGCGTTAACAAGAGCTAACTTCTTCCAAAACTATATCGGTTCTTCTGATATTACAGGAATGATGGAAGCAACACATCCTAACACAAATGTTAAAGTTGTTCCAACTATCGGTTTGAACGGTTCTAACCAAGTTGTAATCGGACCACGTGAGTACATGGTAGTTGGCTTCGACTTGCTAAGTGACCATGAGAAGCTAGTAATTTGGTACTCAAAAGATTTTGATGAGTTAAGATTACGTGCAAACTATAACTACGGTGTAACAATCGCTACGTTTGGTTCAACTGCATATTTCGCAACAAACAACTTAGCATAATCTAAGTAAAAAAAATAAATAAAAAAAAATAAAATTATACACATATGAGTTGTTATATATCTTCAGGAGTTGACTTAGGTTGTTCTGATGGAATAGGTGGTATTAAAAGTATTTGGGTATTAGGATTAACAGGTAGTACATTACCATCTGTAAGTTCAGTTGGTATCACAGGTACAACTGGTCCTATCACAGGTATTACAGGTGCTGGTGCTTGGTACAATTTTGAATTAAAGAGAAACACTTCTTCTTTATCTCAAAACACTACTAAGAACTTTGAGAACGGTACTATTTTTTGGGAACAAGTTTTAACTGCAGTTCTTTTCAAATATGACCAAGACAAGAGAAACCAATTATTGTTATTAGGTCAAAACGATAATATTAAAATCATTGCGGTTGACCAAAACGATGTAAACTACTATTTAGGTCAAGTAAACGGAATGTATTTAAGTGGTGGTTCTGCTGCTACTGGTACTGCGTTTGGTGACAGAAATGGTTTTGAATTAATCTTCACAGGTCAAGAAGCTGACCCTGCGAATACAATCGTACCAATTGGTCAAACACTTCCTGCATTATTAGCAGCAGGTGGATTTGGAGTAGCATAGTAGGTCTGTCGTGGACTGAATTTCTATATTTCTATCATTCTAAGAAAGGGGTCCTTATGGACTCCTTTTTTTTTATAATATACCAATTCAAAATGGTTTTTTTTATATTTACTTATATAAGACAAGAATATGCTTTATATCCAAAAAGGACAAAACACATCATTGGTACTTAATATTAACAATAATAGTAGAAATACTTTTACAGGTTATACCTTAAACTTCACTCACGTAATGAGTAAAGAGACTAAGTTATATACTATTAATTTAAGTAATCCTGCTGAGTATTTTCAAAACATTCGTTACTGTGAATTGTTGTTACCATTAGCTACTAATGACTTAAATTATTTGGGTGAATATACATTAAACATTTTTGGTAATCCTGATAACGAATTAGTTTATTCAGGTATTGCTATTTTAGAAGGTACAGAACAAGGTGCAGGATTTACTGAGTATATATCACCAAATGAAACTAACGAGAATTATATATACATACAAGATTAATTATGAGTGAAATAAAAAAATACGACCTAAAGAGAATCAACTTTGACCGTGCATCGGTTCCTGTTTTTTCTGAAGTTTTACAAAGATACCCTTGGGTATATTACGGAGACCAAAACCTATTACCTCAATACTTTATTGAGTTATATGATAACTGTGCAATCCATAAAGCGGTTATTACATCTAAGGTGAATCAGATTATGGGTGATGGTATTGTATCATTAAACAATCCAATGGCATCAGTTAATTTAATTAATCCAAGTGAGAATGTATCTGATGTAATGAGAAAATGTGCATTGGACTTTATGATGTTTGGTGGATTTAGTTTACAGATTGTTAAAACAAAAGACCGTAAAGGTATTGCTGAGATTTATCATTTGGACTTTAGTAGAGTACGTAGTGGTAAGTTAAATGATGAAGATAAAATAGATACATATTTCTATTCTCCTCATTGGAAAGATACAAGAAAATATCCACCTCAAGAATATCCTGCATTCAACATGGATGAGAAAGGTGATAATCAAATATATTATTATAAGACATATGTTCCATCAATGAGTTACTATCCTGTACCTGATTGGTCTGCAGGTCAACGTTCAATTGAGATTGATATTGAAACTAAGAACTTCCATATGAACAATTTACGTTCAGGTATGGTTCCAAGTTTGTTTATTAATATGAATGGTGGAATACCTGGCGAAGAAGAACAAAGAATATTAACACGTGCATTAGAAGAACAATATGCAGGTACAGATAACGCAGGTCAAGCAATCATATCATTCAACGAAAGTAAAGATACTGCTCCTGAGATTATTCAGATACCAAGAAACGATAATGATAGTTACTATCAAACAATGAACGATGATATTACACGTTCAATCTTATCTGCACATAGAGTAAGTAGTGCTGAGTTATTTGGTATTGCAACTGCAGGTAAATTAGGTTCATCAAATGAGATTGTTGAACATAGTGAGTATTTTAGAAAGATGGTTATTCAACCATTCCAAAATTGTATGTTACCTGTGTTTAATAAATTAGTATCAATCAAATTTGAAAAACCAACTACATTTGAAATTAAACCTTTAAGTTTATTCTTAACAGGTGATGTAAGAGAAAACCCTGTGGTTGATGATGTTCCTGTAACTCCTGTTCAAGTTCCTGACCAACAAGAGATGGCGGTGAATGAAAATATCAAGAAGTTGTCAGGTAGAGAATATCAGGGTTTATTAAGAATTGTAAGAGAATACAATAAAGAAAAAATAACTAAAGGACAAGCTACACAAATGTTAATGTCAGGTTATGGATTAACTGAAGAACAATGTGTTGCGTGGTTGGGTGAAGAAGAATTAAATTATAATTAACGATGGGTGTATTATTAATATCAGAAACAAAATTAAAGAACTTTACAAATATCAATAAGAATGTTGATATGGATGTTCTTAAAGCGGAAGTACAAATTGCACAAGACATTGATCTTCAAACTATCTTGGGTACTTTATTTTATAAACATTTATTATCTCAAGTGAGTGCAACAGGTAATACTTTTAATGCTGAAGAAACAACATTGGTAAATGAATACATTCAACCATACTTGATTCAAACTGCGTACTTCAACGCTATCCCACATATAATGTATCGTACAATGAACAACGGTATTGTACAAGGTACAATGGAGAACGCAACATCTGTGGATATTGCAACAATGCAATATTTGAGAAACATACAAAAATCACGTGCTGACTTTTATATGACACGTCTTCAGGATTATCTATTGATTGGTAAAGGAAGTAATGTGTTCCCTCAATATGTTACACAGTCAACCAGAGACGGTATGATACCTGATAGGTCACAAAAGTATATGAGTGGTATATCATTAAAGAACACAACACGTAAAGGTTATTCAATGAGAAACATTGGAAAACAATTTAGTGTGTATAGTGAATTAGAACACGAGAACCCACCGTGTCAAGATTGTTATTAAAATTAAATTATGAATATAGATTTTTATTTACCACGACCAACTGAAGATGAACTAAACTTAGGTGCTAAGTCCGATTACTTTGAAAGAATACTTAATATGGATTTAGACAGAAAGTATAAGATAAGTCAAAACGAGTTAACCTTTTGGATTCATCATAACTACCAATCGGTATTTTTATTAGATGAAGAACTAAGTTTAACTGCAGTAAAAAAATTGAACAAATGAGTAACAGATTAGAAAAAATTATTAATTTGAAGTTAAACAACTTTGAGATTAAAGTACCTACAAAGAAAGAAATGATTGAACCTAACCCTTGTTGGGAGGGTTATGAAGCTATTGGTACAAAGATAGTGGATGGTCGTGAAGTACCTAATTGTGTTCCTATTAAAGATAACCAATCTAAACAAGAGTTTGTAATACCTACACCAAGTGCTGATGAAAGTGAAAGTGAGTATATTGGTCGTTGCATGTCTGCAATAAGTGGTGAGTATGATACTCAAGAACAAGCGTTAGCGGTTTGTTATGCACAACTTGAAAAGTAAGATGTTGTCTGGCAAAAATATTGTTTGGCAAAATCTTGCCAGACAACATTCAATTTGATCCATAAAGAACCCCATCCACGAATGGACAGGGTATAGAATAGGAAGTTATGAAAAACCTATACTAATGTCAATAATACTTTTTCAACATCATTCCCATCACACTTAATTAAAGAACCACCATATCCTCTTAATATTTCACGAGAGATATTTGTTCTATCTTCAATATCAATATCCAATCCCAATTCATCAACCATCAATTCAACCATATCAATTATTCTCATAAACTCATAATTGTCATATAGTTCTTGTACAATTGGTCTTAACAAATTACGATTTTCATCGGTTTGATAATTACCACTTCCACCAAAAAGAAGGGTATTAACACAATCATCTAAATCCCATTGGTAAGTCATTTCTGCAACAACTTCTAATAATGTAATATGTCTCATATTATCTATTTTTGATTCCATCATTAGATTTTACAAATTCGGGTCTAACTAAATTATCTTTTACTTGACCTGTGTATTTGTTAATAACAGGTGTATCTTCTTTAAAGGTTAGTTTCTTATGACCTTTAATTGTATTTTTGGTGGTTACAATTTTCTTTCTTTTACTCATAACTATTTGAATTTCTTTTTAAGTTTATCAATCATTACACTTCGTTGATGGTAAAATTCATCATCCGCAACACCTATCCAATATTCTTCTACTCGGTGTAATGTATGATGAAGAAAATTAACTTCTTCCAATGTAAATCGTTTAGTGAAATACATTGTTCTTGTACGTTTAGGTTTCTCGGTTAATAACTTATCAACCTTTTGAACCGTATTGACCAACTTGTTTAGGTCGTTGAATATATTACTCATAACTATTTAGTTTTGTTTTGTAATTGGTTATAATATTCTTGTATTGTTTCATTACCTCTACCAGGAACCAAACTTTCCAATTCAAGGTAGGAGTTATATACTGATAATACCTTTTCAAATTTGGTCTTATTTTTATATTCATCACAATAAGGTGAGGTTTCCATCATACGTTCCACAGTAGCAACTGCGTTATACATATAATCTGAGTGGTCATCAATAAAGTCACGTAACTTATCCAACTGCTTAATAACTGATGGAGTGTTTGTTCCTTTAAACATAAGTTCATCAATATACACTTGTACCACAAACGCTTCGTAGCACCTATCAATAGTTACATAATTTGATAAACTATCGTGTTCTTGTTCGTACCATTTAATAATGGATTTTTGTAAGGGTTTTTTCATAACTTTATTTTTTTGATTTATATAATCTAATTGCTAATTTACAAAATATATCTGTTTCAAGAAACGAATGTTGATTACTTAAAAATGTACCACCATACAACTCAAAAAATTCAGATGTTGGAAAGTAATTCAACCAATCCGTTTTTTTGGTTGTCTTTTCTGTAACAAGTAATTTTAATAGTGTTTCAGATTTTGTTGATAAAGTTTTTCTTTGTTCAATACATTCTACATCAAATCTATTTTCAAAATCTGTATATAGTTTTGGATTCTTTTTTATTGTTGAATCCGATTCGTCTGAAATACTTTCAAAGTATTTTGAAGCAATATCAATGTCTGTAATTACGATACTCATAATGTTTTATTTAGGATGTAAAGGTAGGGACTTATTCAGTCCCCACCAAATGTTTTTTAATATTTTGTTGGAATAGACAAAATTGTTGTTACCGCACATAACACAAACTTTTCTTCATCACGTTGAGGTGAAGGATTAACCCATCTTTCAACCGTCTGATTAAAATGTTCATCCATATCGTTTATAATATCAGTATGTTCTTCATTTGTCCAATGATGATTCATAACTGTCCATAACACTAAAAATTGGTCAATACCCTTGTAATTTTCAGTTACATAGGTGACAATTTTTCTTGTCAACCAACTTTTTTCATCAGCCATTTTAGCTACCTTAACACATTCTTGATTAAGATACTGTTTTGATTCTAAGAATTTTTCTACTTTAGACATAACTTTTAATTTTAATTGTGAAATGTAAAGGTAGGGAACTTTTTGTTCCCCACCAAATTTAATTTTAATCTTCTAATTCATCATCTTTAGGAACCAATGTAATTTCGTAGGTGTCTTCGTAAGACCAAAACGGAGACATAACAGGAGTTAATAAATCTGTCTTTAAATGGTTATTAACGAAATGTGTAATTCGTCTTTCTTCACCTTTAATAATAAAGGTTGTCCAACCCTTGTGGTCAATTTCTGTACCGATGATGGTAATGTCGTAATTTGAATTATTCATAACTTTTTGTTTTAAACATCTACCTGATGTTTGTTACACAAAGATACGACATGAATATAATACCATCCAAATTTATTTTAAAAAAGTTATCCACATAGTTATCCACACCAAGATCCCACCTCAATGTTGTCTGGCAATTGCCAAACAATATCTAAAAATTAAAACCCCCCGTAGAAACGGAGGGAGTTTATTTATAAGAATGGGTAATATAAGAAAGGGAGGGTGGGTGTATAACAAACTATTATATGAAATGGCACTATCAAAGTAATAAAAATCTCCACCCTCCACATTAATAAATATATGAAAGTAACACCACATTTCAAAACATTTATCAATTATTTTATTTTATCTAATATTTTTTCAATCAAAATATAGGTTATAGAACCTTCAGCATGCTTCTTAAGTTCTTCACTTAAAATCTGATACATCAAGAATCTTTCAATTTTTGTTATGTATTTCATTTGTTCTTGTTTCATATTATTTGTTTTTACGTGTTTCAATCCATTTGTCTAAATCTTTTAATCTTTTCTTCAATACATCGTTCTGTGCATGTAAACAACATTGAACGAATACCTCAGTTACTCTCCATAATTCTTCTGACGTTGGACTAATTCCATGACCTGTTAAAAACTCTAAGGCTAACTTAGATTGGGATTGTTGCATGATACTAACCTCCCTACTGTAAAATTGAATTTGCTCTGTTTTTTCCATTTGTTTATTTATTTAATTTGTAAAGATATTCTGGTCTACCATATTTACTTATTTGTTTTTCTTCCAATCTAATTAATTTACCTTCCTTATGTAAATCAGTTAAACATCTACCTACTGATGTTGGTAATATGAAAATAGGATATATGTCAGCAAGATCCCACTTACTAAATTTAGTTTGTTGAGATTCATAAACCTCAAACATTTTTAATACTACCTCCTCTTGTTTCTTAGCATCTTTTTGGAATTGTTTAAGAGATGGGTCTCTTACGATTGTTGTGTTGTGATAACTCATAATATATTGTTTATATCTAAATATATGAAATTTCCCTGAAATTACAAAATCTATTGAAAAATAGTTTTTCACATTTAAAAATAATATTTCTTAGATTATTTTGAAAATTCAGATAATTATAGTAAATTAGCTATATGAAAAAAGAACAATTTTTAATGATTCCATATTCTATTTTAGAAAATAAAATATTGAATGATGGTGAAAAAATAACATTAATGTTGATATATTCTTATCATAAAAACAATAAAGAATTTTATATGTCCAATAATGTTATTGGTGAAAGAATTGGTTGTAGTAGAACAGCAGTGTCTAAAAGGATTAATAAACTTGAAAAGATGGGTTATATAAAATGTCAATATATATATAAATCTAATAGTAAAGAAGTTGATAAAAGATTTATAATTCCATTAGAGGTAGTTCCTAAATTCAATAGGGTAGTTCCTAAAGTTTCAATAGGTGATGAAATTAAACCACAGGGTATTGAAACTATACCACAGGAGGTAGTTCCTAAAGTTGGCAGTATTATATTACCTTCTTTATTAGATAAATCATTAGATAAATTATTAGATATAGATATTACATTAGAACAAATTGAAAATATAAATGAAAAAGAATTAACACCAGAACAACGAGGTACATATTTTCAGTTGAAAAATTATAAAATTAAACAATTAAAAGAAAATGAACAGAACAACTTACATTAGAAGATTTGAACCTTTTGAAATTAATAATATGGATAAACAAAATACTGGATGGCGTTGGAGGGAAGATGAATTAACAATGAAAGAATTTTATGAACTATCCTCAACAGATAAGGATGAATACATCCTGCTTATAGAAGGATTAAAACCAGAAGAAAGAAGTAGTATGGATGAAATACTCCTCAACAGGTTCGGTAGAACAAAAAAGTATAATTACTTTACTTTAGATTAATACTAGTTTATATTTATTATTGAAGATTCTAAAAAAGTTTTCAGTCATTAAGTCCAGCAGGAATTGCTCCACCTGTTGGATTTTCTATTTTAATTAGATATTTATAATATGAGAATATGTTCCAAATGTAAAATAGATAAAGAAACTAGTGAGTTTTATACATACTGGCACTCAAAGTATAATAAACATTTTATAAGAAGAACTTGTACTAGTTGCTATATCAAACATCAACTTGATAATAGAAACGAACGTAAACTCAAATTACAGGAAGATAGAAAAGAAATGATAGAAGTACTCACTCAACAGATTATAGATCAACCAGACGTACCAGAATTGGAACCAGTAGTATTGGAGGGTAAGAAGTGTTTGTTGTGTAAAGAGAATAAACCATTTACAGAATTTTATCAGAATAAAAGTAATGGTTACTATCATGCTAGATGTAAAAAATGTCATCTTGAATATTCCAACAAAAGACTACACGAGTATTACCAAAAGAAATATGAAACTTGTGGTGGTTCAGAACGTATTTTACCAAAACCAAATACTTATATGGACAAGTATCAGGAAGCACAAACCCATTGGGTTATGGAACTAATGGGATGGAAGTTAAACGATAACGGAGTTTGGAGTAAAGAAGGTATCAAGGATAAAGATAATAATTGGTATAAGATTCCAAAAAAAGAAAAGATTATTCAATTAAGAAAGAGTAGGGCAGAATTAAAAATTAATGACATTAAAAATATAGTTGAGTTAAGGAATAAAGGTTTATTAATGAGAGAAATTGCAGTAATATATAATTGTTCTAAAACTTTAATTGGAACTATATTAATGAAAGAGAATGAGAAAAAAGATTAATATTGGTAACATAGATATACCAACAGATTATTTTCATTATGATGAAATAAAGAAAAAAGAAGTATGTGAAGATTTATTGGAAGTTCTTTACATATTTATAGATAGAGAATTGGATGAGAAATATAACAGGATAGAGTTTTTGAAGGAAGTATTACATAGTTCGTTGGAATCAAATGTCCAACTTGAAACATACGAGGTGGCAGCCGTACTAAACGATTGTATTAAAATATTGAATGAAGATTGAAATAGAAAGGTATATCACTAAACATTACTACGAGTTATTGGAGATTTGTCATAAGATAACTAAACACGATACATTCGCAGGGGATTTACTAAATGATGTAATACTTCAACTGTATGATAGAAATGAAATAAAACTATTAAAACTTGATGATAACAGTGTAAAGTATTATATTATAAAGTGTTTAACAATCAATTGGTATA